TCTATTTTTTTTGCTTCAAAATCTATCTCTTTATATTTTCTTCCTTTATAAGTAAGATTAAATCCTGTAATGTTTTTTTGTAGTTTTCCACGAACTACTGCTTGTTTTGCTCTTTCATTAATCTTTTTATATCCACTACCATAAGGAACTGATGTGTTCCCTTTCTTTTTCATTTTCTTTACACCTTTTCTACTTGGTGAAGGAATAATTCCTGCCGGTGCACCAAACTCTTCGTTCTTTTTGGTTTTCTTTTTCATCTGATTGATATAAGCACGATAGACACCTGCTTGTGCTGTCTTACCCATTTCTTTTGCTCGTTGTTCCATAGCAACTGCTGCTTGGATTTTATGAGCGTGGGTTTTACCACTACCTTTTATTTTACTAACGGATTTTTTTGCGTCATCTACTGTAGCGAACTTTAATCCGTGTATTGTTCCTTTTGGATTTTCGTCTGTGTATAAATCCGAATGACTTGATGAACCTCTATGTTGTCCTTTTTTTCTTGGAACTCTTTTTGCTTCTTTATAATGTGGATATTCATCATCAACACCTTTTCTATCTGAGTCTGGTTCTGCTGATTTTTTGTTTGTAGTTTTACTTGGTAATAACTTTTTGTCGTTTTTGACTAATCTGAATTTGAGTGCAGGTCTTCCGTTGATTTGTAAATCACCTTTCTCATTGTAGCCGATAGACTTAACTTTTACTCGTTTGTTTTTAAACCTACCCATCAATACATCATCACCAACTTTAATTGGTAATTCTACTTCATTGAGAAAAGGTTTGACTAACCATTCTGTTAGTTTTGACTTCATAACTTTTTTACCATTTACGACAAGACCAATATCTTGCTTTGTGTCTTGGACCTGGTGTATCACAATTGTGTCTTGCTCTAAAGTTCTTTCTTGCTTCTGGATTAGACTTTCTGATTTTCATAGTCTTACCTTTTGCTGAACTACCTCCGTGTCCAAAGTTTACTTTAACAACATTACCTGCTGGATTCTTTACATAAACTTTAAATTTTTTCACATCACCTTGCATTGGTTTACCAAGTTTTACTTTTCTTCCTTGATATTCTGCTTCATTGATATCTTCTGGTAATCTTAGATATTCTAATGTGTATCCGTGTGCTTTTCCATTTTCTTCATAGAAAATTTCAGTAGTTTCTTTCACACAATTAGGAACTTTTCTTCCACCCTTGTCTTTCATACCGACTTGTTTGTATCCTACCCAACAAGTTCCTCTTGCTTCTTTCATAGTCTTATCCTTTTTTCCAACCACCACCAGCGGCTTTGTATTGTTTTGCTGCCCAAGCATTTGCATAAGCACTTGGATATACATCAAACTTTTTCTTTGCCTGTGATTTATAATAAGACCACTTTGATGGATTTGTTGGTGTGTTCTTTTCTAAGAACATATTTAATTTTTTTTCTACTACTACTTCTTTTATTGTTTTTTTTACTAATGATTTTAGATTCATTTTACTTTCCTTATAATATGACTTTGGGTGAAACTTCATTTCCACAACCTTTGCGTCTTTTTTAATACTTTTACCATCTACCAATACTTCAACTGGTGCAGCTTTGTCTGTGGTTTCGTACCAATACTTCATTGAGTATCCACCATTATCTAATAATTTGACTAACAACCCTCTTTCGTAGTCTTTATCATCTGCTTTTAAAATCTTTTCTTGTCCTCTTGGTAATATTAAGTCTGGCATAATTATGCTCCTGTTTTACTCATTACTGGTTTCTTACCTTTACTTCTTTGTTTGCCTTTTTTACTATCACCGGCTTTCTTTTGGTCTCTTCGTTTACGATTAACAAATGACGCTCTACCTTTTGGTCCGAGTTTACGAGCTTTCTCGGCACTTAAACAAGCGGCATATGCACCACCTTCTTTTCCACCACCACACTTACCTAACTTTTGTCCGTCTGAACCATATCTGTCCCAACCACCTTTGGTTGTTCCACCTGCTCCACCTTTACCGAACCATTTTCTTAGGTCTTCTTGGGTAATAGTTCCCTCGTCAATCAAATCTGTGATTGCTTCTCTTATTGCTTGTCCTACTTGACTCATTATCTAAACAAGTCTATTGTTGAACCACTTAAACTTGAACTTACTGATGATAGTGCTACATTATACATTTCACCTATCACAAGTCCTTGTCCGTCAATTGAACCCCCACCTGCTAAATCACCATTAAATCTTGTGTATGGTGCTGCTACAACTTCTGTTGATTGTGAAACCACCATAAAAGCTGTTGATACATTTGAACCTGTTGGTTCGAATATTTCGTTTGGTTCTACTCTATGAACAAGTTGAACCTGTCCACCTGGGTGTTGGACATCTGGTGTATTTGTTCTACTAACAAATTTTCCTTGTCCTCGTGTTACATTTGTAAATGACATCTAATTTCTCCTAAATTGATATTGCTCGTTTATACCAACCATACAAGAATCTCTCTTGTTCTGGCTTTTTATTTACTAAATCGTAATAATGCTTTAATCTATAACAACGAACTCTTTCTAATGATGGTTTGTATGTTTCTATTGCACCTTTTGTTCCTGGTCCCATACCCCCGTCAATTGCTAAGTTTGCTCCCTTAGCATTACAAGCTCGTTGTAAAATTCTTACTGCTGTTCCTCTACCTTGATTAACACACATATCAAAAAATATGTGTCTAAGGTTTGCTGGTAGTTCTTCTACTTTATTCTTAACCCAATAGTCTTTTTTGTAGATTTCTTTTGCTTCATCTTCTGTAAGATTTTTGATATCTACATCTGGGTAAAATCTTTTTGCTATTCCATAATTTGTTTCACCACCTAAATCTTTTGGGTCGTGAACATAACCACCTTCGTGGTGTAGTGTAATTCCTATAATTTCGTCAAATGATATTAACATTATCGTTTCCCTTGTAATATTTTTTGTTTTCTAATCCAACTTAATGCTTTTTTGTTGGTGATTGGTGATTTTACAAATTTGCCTAATCCTTGTCTCACCAACATCTTAAATCTTTTCTTTGCTTGGTCTTCTGTTTTTTGTTCGTTATTATCAACAATCATAAAGTTACTTGAACCAAACAACCCTTGAAATGCACCAATGTTTCTATTCACCTCTTTGTGGGAATCAGAAACTATACTCTGTGGTAGAACTCTATCCCTGAGTTCGTTTCTTTGTAGTGCTACTTCTAATGTGGTGTTGACAAAAATCATATATGTTTGATATCCGATTTTTTCTAATTCTGCCTTTTCTCTTGATATCTTTTGAAAATCATCACCTGTTCCGTCAACTATCATACCAAGTCTTCCGTTTTGATATAATCTTCTTCTTTCTGCGGTTAAGTCTTTTGCAAACTTTCTCAATCCACTTGATTGTGGTCCGTCACCCGTTAGATTTGCAAATACTTCATCTGGTAATGAGTCTAAATCAGTTCCGAATCCAAACTTGTTTAATAAATACTTTAATTCTTTATCTGAATTAACCATTTTCATACCTGTTTGAGATACATTTACTCTATCCGGTATTCCGAACAATCCTTTTGCTATATAGGTTTTGCCTGAACCTGGTCCACCTGCTAAGAATACTGCTTTGAATATACCTGGGTCTTTGTATCCCTCAACTAATTCTACTCTTAGGGTCTTCTTTAACCATTTCTTATAAGCTTGCATTTCAGACAACTTGAAGAAACCCTTAAAACCACCCATGCTTTCGGTTCTTGCTTGTTGTCCAGTTATACTGGCTTCAAACAATATTTTTTTTAGTTTTAGCATATTTTCCCTATATTTGTGTAATTCTATACAACTATAAATATAAGATTAGTAAGTTTTATTTATAAATGAACGGGTCGCGTTTTCTTAATGCTTTAAGTTTTTTTGCTAATTTTTTCTTTTGTTTTCTTTCTTTTAACCATTGTTTTATTTTTTTAAACATTAGTATCTCCTATTAGTTTTTTAAATTCTTTTGGTTTTCTGATTTTATTAATTAGATTTTGAGAAATTTGTGATTTCCCCATATTTAATCCTATGTATTTCATATAAAATGGAATCAATGAATGTCCCATTGGAATCATATTGAAATCATCACTCATAAAAGTATGTTTATATAATGATGAATATATGTCCATTGTTGATGAAGTTCCATAAGCTGCGGCATCCATAGTTCCAAATCCATAGAATTCTTCTCTGTAATTTATACCTGATGAATAAACACTCAATTCATCTAACTTATGGGATAAACTATCTAATAAATTTTCATCATACAATACATCTGGCCTTGTAATCAATACCAAATCATACTTAAAATTTTCCTTGACTTCTTGTTTAGTTTTTAGTAAATTACATCTGTGAATTAAATACCAATACTTCGGTATATTAAATGTAAATTTATTTTCAATTTCTTTTGGTAAAAATTCTGCCTCTATCAAGTTATCTAATCCATCTACGATTTCATCATTTATATTTTTATTTCCGTGAAACTTATATGGATAATTATCTTGTCTATCATTAGTATCCCAAGTAGATATAAATATATCAGCGTCAAGTGAATTAAAGATTTTTTTTGTTATTTCCCAATATCTCATTTCTCCTGCTATACAAATTGCAACTTTACTTTTCATAATTAAATCCTAATCGTTTTATAAAGTTTACAAATGGTAAGTAATTTGATTCTTCTTTTGTAATTAATTCTTTACCCTCGTGTTCATACCAAGTATTCCATTGTTGTTGTGCAAATGTATCGTGATTACCTTTGTAGTATTGAGATATGGTATTAAACTCTACTGAATTACAATACCACATATCTGGTGTGAATATAGTCAGCGGAATAAAGTTAAAATAATCCTTGACAATGTCATCATTTCTTTGTATATTATAATGTGATACGATAGTGCTTAGTTCATTATCAGAACCTTTCGTTTGTTCAATTCCTTGAACATCACACCATTGTTCAAAGTCATTTCTAATTTTAATTGTTTTCACATTAAATACTCTAATGGTTTTTGGTGCCATTTTAAAGTAAGTCGTTGGTAATGGTGTATCATCATTACTAAAACAACAAACATCAAATAACTCACTATTTTCTAATTCAAGAATATCTTTTTGATAATTTAAATCTTCTAATGAACTACCTGATATGGTAGTGTGTTGATTATTTTTTATTAGTCTTAGATTCATATTGTTTTAATTTTTTTATTACTGAATCGGCTATTACTTTATTACCTTCAGAATTTAAATGTTCATCTTTTACACCTGTTATGCTATCACATAATCTTAGTCCTTCATCTATTTGACTAAATGAAGTATATTCTTTTTCTTTGTAATGTATTGGTATAAAATTTTCTGGATAATGTTTTTTTAATACATTTCCCACATCTTCCTGCCAAGATACTCCAACCCAAGCAGGATATGGGGTTTCTGGATATTTGTGGTCTTTTAGGTTTGGGTCATTACTTTTTCGTATCCCATTACAAGAATCAACTACTTGATTTATTTGATTTAATATATTGGTTTCTATAAATTCTTGTGTTGTAACATCTAACAAATTGCCAGGATATCTTGTTATAGTGTCGTCGTTAATATCTCTCAACCAATCTGTAAACTGAACAACTACTGTGTCGATTGAATTATCTCTAGCGATTCTGTGAGTGTGTTGAATACAAGGTTTTATTGTTGACAAGTGTGAGCCACCATTTGTATAGGTTGCAATTACAAATGATTTGTTCAATTCTTTTGAAACTAAATTGGGATAATTGTTTTGTTTTCGATATTCATCTGCTTCATAACTTAAATTTTCTAAATGATAGTTTACTGGCAAAACTTCATTTATCTCATCAACACTCCAACCTTTTTCACATAAGTATTCATATTGTAATCCAGAACCCCAAGTATAACTACAACCTGCAAATACTATCATTTTCCATACCTCTCAGGATATTCCACTAATATTATTGGTTTTTTGTTTTTATATGCTTTTTTGTAAGTTTCGTAGATATTAGACTTATCGTATAAATTAATTATTTCAATATCATCTAACATACTTTTAAATTCTTCTGTATAATCTGCTTTGTGTTGAACGCCAGGGTCTAATGGGTCATCACTACCTTTACCAACTCTAATAATAACGTGTGAATCATAACCTGTCATATGTTTAAATTTATCCAAGTGATTAACCAATTGGTTTGCCGCACATATCAAAAAATCCCACCTTGGATAAAAGGTAATGACACACATATTAGTCATACCTAATCCGACTGACATACCCATTTGAACTTCTTCAAATACTGGTGTTTCAATCATTTTGTCTTTTGATATATCTAATAT